CACTGCAATGTGCGCCCCTTTCAGAGAGATGGCTTACGCCAAAACTCTTCAGAGAGCTAAGGAGCTCTCCGGCACCCAACGTCTACGTATAGATGTAGACGTCCTCCTGGCGACTCCGATGCGGTCACCTTCAATGAAGGGAACCGGACGGACTTCAGTGAAATACTGAAGTAGCGAGGAGTCTCCCCAGGTTGGTAGTCTGGAGTTCTTCCCGATAGGGACGTCCACCTGACATTCGACACGGAAGAGAGAAGGATTCCAACGCCTTTTTAAGCGAGGATTCCCCTCCCACTCGTGATCGAGCCAACCAAAGGTACCTGAACCCGCCGGAACATTCGGAATGGCATAACGCCTAACCGAAAGAACGGTCGATTTTACGTACTTGCAAACACCGTACCAACCTCGTTTTGCGAAGTTGTTATGAGTGATTACGCATGACGTAACGGATTCAGGCCGGGACACATCAGGGTAGGTTTTGGTATACGTAGGAGTGACATCATGTCCATCCCACGCATCCAAACCGCATGACTCGCGGAACTTTCCAGTTCCGTAAGTCTTCGAACGGTTAACTCTCAAACCGAGAGTACCTAGTAGTCCCTGAAGTACTTCCCACGAGTCAATGGGAACGATAATATCGTCACCAAAGACTTGGACCTCCTTTGAAATCTCACGAATCTTCTTAATCGTCGGCGGAAGCTTGCGCTCATAGAGCACAGAGGCAACCGCTAAGATCGCGAAGACGTAAGATTGTACAGGAAAGGTACAAGCTGATCCCATACACGCAAACTTTCTCAGTTTGTGAAACTGAGGAGACTTGCGATCGATGGTGTTAGCCACCCACCTGGTCCTGGTAGCGTGAAACGCTTCAACAAGAGATGGAGATCTCCTGAAGATACGTTCCACAAGCCAGCAAGAGAGGCGATCAGAAGCAGACGACAAATCAATTGTCGCATGCGACTGAGTACGGGAAGCCCGTCTAGCTAATTCCTGGTTAGCAGTCTGGTCGCGAAAGCGAATAGAGCTACTAATCGGTGTACTAGCCAGGCGCGTGACCAAAAAGTCCGCAATAGACTGCTGACACCATTGGTGGCTTACAGGCTCAGAGGCAATAAGCCTAGGACCCTTAAGCACTTTTGGTACGGCAATCAATTTGGATGGAGGCTCGTTCTCACTAAAGAGAACATGAGCCTCACGGCCACGAGTGAACGCAACCCAAGTCCCATAGTTGGAGAATCCAAAGAGGGACATAGGGAAAACGTTCTCAAGCTTAGCAGGCCAGCTTGGAAAGTCATACTTAAACTGCGTATGACGCTGATCTGCTACAGCACCTGGTCCGTGCTTAGTTCTCCACTCGACGGGGTTAAATCCGCCGATCGAGGCTGAGATGACGTCGGCTGTCCGTTGGACAACGTCGGCAAAATCTGCCTCAATGTGGGGACAGGACTCTCCCCGACCATCGTCATCAAGACGAGAATCGAAAAGAGGAGCAGGAGCGAGAAGATCAGAATCGCCAATATGGAGATTCCGAATATCATCAATCCTGAGTTCGTCTTCATCCCAGTTAAGGGAGGGAGAACGAACTTCCTGGTCGATGCTGAAGAATTCATGAACGTGTTCCCATGTTCGTGAATCGTCGCAAGCCACCTTTACCTTCTTAGCTGCATAATGCAGCTGACGAATGTATCGGACTGCTTGGACGTCAACGTCGGCCCTAAGCGCACCGAAATCGTCGAAGACGCGACGGTATAGCCCCTTGAATAGTCTAGGGATTACACCGCCCTTGCGGTAAGGCCGGAATCCGGCCACCCCGCTACGGGTTAGGCGTCCCTCAGAAAGACACATATCGAAGTGTTTTCCTGAGTCGGGGAGGTCAATCATTAACCATGATAGACCTCTCGTATCGACGAGTGAGAGCAAGCGAGAAGCATCCCGCTCACAATCACGTCGGAGAGTGGGATCGTACTCCGCAATGCTAGACAGCAAAGCGTTGTATAGTCCCTGTAGGTAGCTGACGTAGCTTTGCATGTAGGACTCCTACAGTTAGGGGTTTACTACATCTACGGCTACGTTCACCCTTCTCCTGGAACTGTGAACCTTAGGGCGTCAGAGACGCCTTACGATTCCCAGCCCAGCAACTTGGCGGCAATCCCACCAGCCTTTACCATGTAAAAGCTGAGGGCTTCCGACAGGTCGATGATGTCCGCGGAGACACCGTTAGGATCCGTACGGATCGTAAAGATGGTCTCGGTGAGACTACCAAGCGGAATAGTCGTCGTAGGCTTGACGAACCGCGAGAACGTCACAGTGTGACGGTCGAACGGCTGCGTACCAGCTTTGACGTTATCCCGACTGTGCCGGACTTTCGCCCGGTACGTAACGAGTCCTTCGTCGAGGAAATACTCGGCGCCGTACCCGTCTTGGTTAATCAGCGGCAACGTCTTGACAGTTCCACCGGAACCGTCGAGAGTCACCGTCAGGGTTGAACCTAGCATAGCTATCTACTCCTTGAGTGTGAATGACCCTTCAGCGCGGTAAGCGTTGAAGAGCCAACGCACCAAGGATCGACCATTGACGCCCGTTGAGAAACGGAAGCGTCACCGACAGTGAACCAGATGACTGTGCACGTTCTTTTGTGCGCAGAATCCGGACGCCATCCGACCCGACAATCTCTTTAGTGAGAAGATCGGTTCGAACCCAAGTCTCATAGGTCTCCGTGAGGGTCATAATATTAGAAGGACCCACAGGAGCCGCAGGGACGTCATTCCGATGAGCTTCTAAGAAGTCATCGAAATTGGCGAACCAGTCGACGAGCCAGGTCCATGGAATAGCATTCCATGCTTGATACGCGTCAAAACCATTATGGTCAAGACCGAAAACAAGTTTCCTAGCGAGACGACCGAGATCTTGGCGTTTCAAGTCTTTCGGTACAGAAGTGGGAATCCAACGAATGGTTCCCCAAGATCTGCGGCGAGTAACAGTGTACTTTCGTACATTGATAAGCAAGCCCAGACTGCTATCAGCGACAATGTCGCTTTGAGCCGACTGTACGTCAGACCAGAGTTGAAGGCGACGTTTGAGACCTCTCGAAGAATACAGTCTATTAAGCTCCTCGATCCGTTTATCGGCGAGGGCTTGAAACTGTAGCATCTTTCGGATGTCGGATATCAGAGGCAACCAGCCCATCTGCACAGACAAGTGGTAGTTCGCAAGAGTTTTAGAACCCTTGGGAAGCCGCTTGAAAGTAGCAAGATGGGACTTGATATGCATGATATCCTTATACATACCGGGGAGGTCCTTCAGCTCATGGAGGAAGTTCGGGATAGAGACTTGTTCGCGACTCGGATTAGTCCGGGCACGAAGAGTCAAAGCCCTAGCTCCAACCGTGGGTACTGAAGCACTAAGGTGACTGACAGGTGTGGTATAGCCAGAAGGCAGCCAGTTACTATAAGTAACGTAAGAGCCACCACCCTGGTCTATATGGCCTGTAAGAGGGCGGAAACCCCGATAGTCCCACTCAGTGAGACTAAAGGGATGATCTACCCCCGGAAGGCCAATCACATCGTCACAGTTCTTCGCGTGCTTACTTAGTATGTACGCGGTTTGACTGTTGTCGGTCCGGATAGGAGGATTGGTCGTAATCTTCCTTTCTTCCCATCCGGGTCCGTGAACGGCGAATTGCCGCTCACGATGACGGTTCACCATAGGTCAAATGGTCCACAGTGAGGTCACGGGATGTGACGAGCTATCGCTCGAGAGAGCCCTACTATAGGGC